CAAAGTTTTGCCATTATGCTTCTCTTACCAATTTAGCAATTGGTGACTTTTCTTTTTTCTTCATTTTAGAAGCCATAATTTTTTTCTTTAACGCAGCAGGTAAAGTCTTTTGTGCTTTAGTTAAAGTTGGCCCACCTTTATTATAATAGTTTCTCATGAATTTGCTCCTCTTGCTTTTTTATTCATTATTTTTTACTCCCATTAGTTTTAATTAAATCTGTTGCTTTGATTCCATAAATCGCCGCAACAACACTTACCCAAAGTGAAACTATCCACCAGGGCATTTCCTGAAGCTTTTGAAAATATAAATCTAGTTTAGCTTGTATCTCTTCGTCTTCAGCAAATACGGAATAAAATAAAATAGCCAGAGGGGATGTCAATACTAAAAGTACGAATTCGTCCTTCCAGTCGCCTTTTTGATTTTGAGCAATCTGTCCACTGTACTCGATCTCTCCGCGTTTCATCTTTTCAGCATGCACGATTTGTGCCTCTGACATTATGATCTCAGATTTTTTCTTGTTCTGATAAATTTCAGCACCTGTTTTAAGCGCAGTGCCTATGAGACTCCACGGAAACATGGTGTTAGATCCACTTAGCTTTTTTAGATTTCTCTTTTAGCATTCTTTTAGTTCCTCTTACTTCAACTTCTTCAGGAACTGCGATTGCATTATATGATCTATCAGCAGTTGTTTTTGATCTTGGGTCAATTTCAATATTCATTTTGTCTTCTGATGGAATATCTACAATTTTTCCACAAATATCATTATACTTTTTCATCTTATCTCCTTGTTTTTGATTTTCCAGCCTCGGATAAAGCAATCGCAATAGCTTGTTTACGCGATTTAACTTTTTTCTTTGACTTACCTATAGGTAATTCACCTTTTTTGAATTCCCTCATCACCTTTTTAACCTTTTTTTCTGATTTTGTCATTTTTTTTCTCATATTAATAATTGCCTCCACGCATTATTTTTATATTTGGCATCATATCCTTAGCATTTGGGATAGTTTTGCTTAAAATTGTTTTTTGAATAGAAGTATCTGCTCTTAAATTTGCTAATTGTTCATTCTGTTCAAGTTTTTCGTCTTGATTTGATTGATTCATCATAGCTTTCATCTTATCTAGATTAATTCTCTCTTCAGCTTCTTCTTTTTTACGTTCATTCTCCATTGCTTTAAGATCTAATTCTCTTGCTCTTAATTTAGCAATTGGATCATTGTCAAATTGTGAAGTAATTTTCTTTTCTTCGTTCATAAACTCTTCCATCATCTCAGCGATTAAAACAGCTTTTCTAGATTCAATTTTTTCTGTTAACATTTTTACTTGCATCTGCATCTGTTGAGCCATTTGTGGATTCTGTTGCATCATCATTTGCATTTGTTGTAATTGCACTAACTCATCTCTAAATTCTACTTCAACTTGTTCTTGAGCCATTAAAGAAATGTGTTCAAAAATATTTTTTTCTAATGATGCCATTACCATTGGATTGTTTCTAGCAATGTTAGTTGCCATAAAATTTAAATGTGCAGTCATATGTGCTCTATGATCTTGACCAGGGAACGCTTGAAAAGACTGACCACCTAAAGCATCAATATGTTCTAACGCTGGATCTTTAGGCATTGGTTGTTGTGGTTTAACTAAAACTTGATCAATGTTTTTTATACCTAATGCTTCATACATATTTCTATATGCAGCATACATGTTGTGCATCTGTGGATTAGATTGTGCCAGCTGCAATTCCGTTTGCGCAAGTGAGATACGCTGTGTTTGAGAAAATATGTTAGGGTCGGCAACTGGCAATATATCTACTCTATCATCAAAGTCTGCTTGTTTAATCATTCTTTGACCCCCAACGACATCATACGGATATTCTTGTGGTAGATATAATTTGAATACTCTAGCCATAATTCTAAATTCATTTTTAAGAGCTGAGTAAATTCTTTTGTGTATAGCAGACATAGTTCTTGAACCACGTTCTAATAATGCAACTGTTGTTCCAACTGCTGCTTGTTGATTGCCATCACCAACTTGTAAATCTGCAATCGATGCAAATCTTTGACCTGCTTGAACTACAATACCCATCAAACTTAATAACGTTTGAGAAGGTTCTTTAAATGGTAACATCATAAATGAATCTCTTAAATTTCCACCAGGAGCATCTACATCTCTAAACTCTCCAGGTTGAATAGACTGTGCATCATCTCTAATTCTAATACCACGCATTTTAAATCCAGCAGGTAAATTAGATAAAGTTCCAGCATCCAATAATTGTCTTAATGCAGAAGTTGCAGTTCTTGATAATCCACCAATCATATGGATTAAACCAAAACCATAAAAACCTAAACCTGGTAAAAATTTAAAGTGAACAAAGTATTGTATTTTACTTTTCTTTGTATCTCCTATTTCATAGTTTCTTTTAATAGATAAAATCTCACGTGATCCTTCTTCTAAAGTTACAATGTAAGGAATCTTAATTTCTGATGGTTCACCTGTCTCTTCATTTTTATCTTCAAAACCTTCTAGGTCTAAATCAATATGACATTCTAATAGTGTATAGACATCTTCATTTCCAGTTTTCTGTGTGCCTTCTAATTCTCTCTCTTTTTTTTCAACATCAGTTTCATTATCTTCGCTACCAGTTAATTCAATATCTCTATAAAAACCTGCGACCTGTTGTTTTCTTAAATCATTTTCTGAAATTTTTATTCGATGAATAATTGCTTCCGCATCATCTAATGAGGTAGCTGTGTACGGAACAATTAAATCATCTGCTGGAACAAATTTAGAAACTGCTCTTTGTTCCATTTCGTCATAGTAAACTTTTTTAAAAGCAGAACCTGCTAATGGTAAATTAAATAACATCTGATCAAACTCAGGTTCATACTCTTTCATCTTTTCCATAATTTCATAGTTCATGAAATCTTTTACTCTTTCAGCTTGTTGAGTTTTTTCTGGAGTAGAGATACCTATTGTTTGAGTTCTAACGGGACCATCTGCCGGTAATAATTCTTTATACGCTAATGCTTGAAACTGAGTAACTGCTTCTGCTAAAACTGGATGTGTTGCACCAGATGCACCTTGAAACGGTTCTGTTCTTTGATCGTATTTGAAACCTAATAAATCTAAACCTTGAGTATAAGTTTTTTCCCATTCTTTTCTTGAAGAAGTATAATCCATATACTTCGAACTTAAATCTGATGCTAATCTTCCAAGTACATCATCAGGTAAAAATTCTGCTAAGTTTGCATAATGCTCATCTCCACCTTCAGGTGAAGCAGCAGCTGGATCTAAATTAATATCAACGGAGCCATCTTCATTCTCAACGACTTCTACATCATCTGGCGACTCTTGTTCTCTAGAAACTTTTTCTTCTAAAATTTCTTGAATCTGTTCTTCACCAGGTATTTCAAATTCTTTTCTTGGCTCGTTTGGAAGAGCCTTGTCTATATTGTCTTCTGCCATTTATTTTCTCCGTATGTTCGATAGTATTAACAGTATTATAAGAAATATTCAAGCCTTGACTCTGGGGCCCGGATTCCGGGGGCACAGTAGTGGTTAATCTTCTAACCATTTTCTAATTCTTTCACTGCTATTTTAACTGCATCTCCAAAAGTTTCTCCGTCGTCCATTAACTCTTCAACTCTTTTTCTAAGCTCCACTGTATCTGGTGAACCTTCACTATATCCTATTCTGCCACCTTTTGCCATTTTAGGAAAATACTGTTGTGCAAATTCATTAATGCTCATACCTGTTTTCTTCTCGCCTCCGGCTTCAATGAACTTACGTGTAACCATAGACCAGTAATCTGTACCACCGCCACTAAATTTTTCTCTATACTCATCAATCTTCTTAGTAGCCATGATTCCGGCGTCACCGAATAATGGTTTAACAATACTCATATATTCTTCTTTTGAAATCTCTCCATTGTCAAAAGCTTTTCTAGAATACTGACCTACTAGATCAACATATGTTTTTGGGGAAAATGTTTTTGCAGCTTGTGGAGTATTTAAAACATCTAAAATTTTAGAATAGTTTTTTGGCTTAGGTTTTGGAGTCATTACAGTACTCCTGCAATACCGCCTTTAGCTCTTTTTGCTTTATCTTGTTCTGCTTTTTTAAGCAACTTCTTAAGTTCTTCCATAGATATATTTCTTTGAGATGGTGGATAATTTTGTGGATTATATTTTCTATCTAACTGTTCAGCTTTAATATTGTAATATTCTTCTTCACCTTTTTTATCTACAACATCCATAACACTACCAGCGTTAGCATATTGCATTCGGCCACCATTCATAGCCATCTGTCTATCTTGTTCCATTTTCTTTTTAGAAAGATAATCATTAAGGAAATCATCGAAAGTTACATCTGGACCCAGTATGCCTTTTTCTTTTAAATCTTGGAACTGTCTAATAACTGACATTCCTTCTAAATCTAATTCTTCTAATTTAGTTTCTGATGCAAGTTTAATAGAAGGTGCACCTCTATCTAAAGATTTAATGCCACCCATATTATCATATTCCTCTGGATCAGGTAATTCTAAATCTTCTAAAGTCTCGCCAGATTCGATAGCTCTAAGCATATCTCGTAATTTTATATCGTCTTCTTTTGCCATAATATTTTAATAATACACTTTTTGAGTTCTCTGTAAAGGCTCATCTTCATAATCTTCTGGGTGAGCAATTAAGCCTCCTTGTCTAAATCTCATTACTGCTTGAGTCATAGAATCGACTAAATCGTCATGATCTCCATAAGGAAATGCTGCACATTCTTCAATAACCTCTTGTGCAAATTCCATTTCCGTTGGTGCATAGATTCTACCAGATTCAAATAATGGGGATACAGAATTAACTCTAGTATGTTTATCATTACCACGTGACGGACTAAAACTAATTACTGGAATTCCAGCTTTTCTTAATTCATAAGTTAAAGGGAGCCCGGATGCTTTGCTCTCTACGATAACTGTTTCCGGTTGCCAGTAGCCATATTGATCTAAAGCAATACGCCTTAACTCAGGAAACTCATACCGACCTTTAATTGCATCTACTAACATTAAACATGGACCACTATCTTCAGTTGGATGAAATACTCCCCAAGTAGTAATAGCAGAATAATCAGCAGTTTCTTTTTTCATAAATGCAGTATCATAAGATTGTATAACATGTTGTAATGCAGGTAGTTCTCCATCCCAGGGTTGCCACCATTCTCTTTTAATCAATGCTCCTTCTTCACCAGTTGGGTTCTGCATGTATTGTGCATTCCATTTTGATAATGGAATAGATGCACGAACTGCTTCCAAGTCTTTTAGATTCCAATATTCCGGCCACAGGGGTTTACCTGATGGTAGTATTGCCGGGAACTCAATTACTTCCCATTGATCTGCTTTAGGTTCTTTTTGTGATTTAATTAATCTACCTGCTAAATCTTTTTCATTCCATCTTGTCATTACAATAATAATTGTTCCACCAGGTTGAAGACGTTGTCTAGGTCCTGATGTATACCATTCATAAGTTCTGTCTAATGCTTGTGCATTCATTGCATCTTGTTCAGTGTGTGGGTCGTCAATGATTAATAGATCGGCACCCCGTCCAGTGATTGCAGAGCCAACACCAGCAGCATAATATTCTCCACCTTGTTGTGTTTCCCATTTACCAGCAGCTTGAGAATCTTCTTTGAGTCTTGTATCAAAGACTTCTTTGTATTCAGGTGAATCCATAAGTTGTTTTGCTTTACGACCAAATCGTACAGAGAGTTCTGTGGTGTTAGTAGATTGAATAATTTTTAATTTAGGATTTCTGCCAACCATCCATGCAGGTAGTAAGTAAGATGCAAACTCAGATTTAGTATGTCTAGGTGCCATGTTAATGATTACACGTTTTGTTTTACCTTCAGCTATCTGATTAAATTTTTCTGCAACTTCTTTATGATGTTTACCTTCAATAAAATCTGGCCATACGTGTTTAACGAAAGCCATAAAATCACTTCTAATATCTTTTTGTTTTTTCTTTTCTTTCCACTTAGACATGTAAATAGCTAGTTGTCTTTTTACATCAGGTGGTAATTTCTCAAACTTTTTTAATTTATCTATATCCATAAAAGTGCATTCGAAAAAAATTTCTAAAAAATTTTTTCAGATATGTTTTAAATAAAGCAAAAGTATTTTAGCCTTACTTATTTATAAAACCTTATATTTTAGACAATATATAGAGACTCCTTAATTTTACAAGGATATTTAAACAACAAGAAAGTTCAACTTTTAGAATCGACTTGGTACCTCTATCGAAACGAGCCGAGCGAGCGAAGCGAGCGAGGCGAGATTTAAATTAGCAAGCGGGGGGGGGGGGGGGGGGGGTGAGTGAGCGAGCGAGCTCGCTCGAATGCGTGCGACATTTTGTCGCACCTCTTATCCAGTTCCGCCCGCGACATTGTGACGCAGGCGATTGTGTCGCCTGCGTCAATGTTATTAACTACTAGGAGGAGTAGTTCAGTTATGCACAGTCCATGCAATATCTTTTATCACTTGTAGATCGTTGGTTATAAATATACTCGCCACAACATCTACAATGTGTGAACTCATCATTTCTTTTTGAGTTATCTTTTTTAGTTCTTTTTTTTCTTTCTGTGTTCATAATGTAATAATAGCACAATGGCGACGCAGTCGCCATTGTACATAGTGTCGCAGTTAATCTAGTAATATAAAATATTCATCAGTAAAATGTTTTTGAAACCATGTAATTCCTTTTTGTACAGTGTCATAATCTTCCAACATTTCTGCGCCTTTTATTGTGTCATAAACTGCTACTGCATATCTTGGCAATTCACAACTTTGCTTACTGTATGGATTAGTAACTGTCTCCATCGCAAATTTTGACTTTGGATCAGTCATCATTATTTTAAAAGGTAGAGCAATATTCATTGGCACAACTTTCATTGTTATTGCTTTTTTAGGTTTAGATTCAAATAATTTCATATTTCTCCTTTGTTAATAATTGCATTATAGCACAATGGCGGAGTTCCCGCCATTGTCAATATTGTCGCAGTTATTTTTTCTGCGAGTTAATATATTCTCTCACACTCCATGCCATGTGCTCAATCTGATCGACTAA